CTGAACTGCTTCTAGGTACAGGTGCTGAACTGCTTTGTGGAACTGAACTGCTTTGTGCCACTGAACTGCTTGTAGGTACCGGGGCGTAACTGCTTTGTGCCGCTGAACTGCTTGTAGGTACAGGTGCTAAACTGCCTTGTGCCACTGAACTGCTTTGTGCCGCTGAACTGCTTGTAGGTACAGGTGCTAAACTGCCTTGTGCCACTGAACTGCTTTGTGCCGCTGAACTGCTTTGTGGAACTGAACTGCTTGTAGGTACTGGTGCGTAACTGCTTGTAGGTACAGGTGCTGAACTGCTTGTAGGTACCGGGGCGTAACTGCTTTGTGTTGCTGGACTACTGGAGGACTTTACTAGTGGAGTAAATTCTATTGCAACAATATCTTTAATAGAAAAAGTCGCACTTTCTATTATTCTATTTATTTTAAGTAATCGATACAATACAGTTAGTATAAATATTATTAGTAAAATATTTCTTAAAGTCATATATTATTATAATATTATAATTTTTCAGTTTTTTAAAGAATAGTGATGTGTTGAAATGAATCCAACTAAAGAAACGATTGATAAACTGTAGACACACTACAGCAAATTATTTGTAAACTCATCAGATAAAAGATTTAAACGGCGACCTTAAATAAGTTATTAGGCCAACTGCTACTGGAGTGCCTAGCACTATTACTAAGAAATTTGTTTTTGCTAGAAACGTTTGACCTATGATAACTACTTATATTTTCAGAAACTCGATTCGTTCCGAACAACCTATACACTATTAAAAGGCCTACCACACAAAAAATATTGGCATAAGAGGACCAAATAAATAAATAAAGAAAAAAAATACTACAATAAGTATTATAATAAGTAGTACTAGCTTCCATAGTGGCATAGTATTTTTTTGCGATTGGTTAGAATTATCCATATTTTCAGTAATGTATTTTGTGCCAAACAATCTATACACTATTAAAAAGCCTACAAAAATCAATAAAATATTTTTATAACTCATATAATATAGTTGATTAAATTATTTTATCAACAAGACCATTTTTTAGACAAAGATTTGCTGACCAGTATCTATCTTTCTCTAAATATTTTTTAAGATTATCTTTTGTAAGTTTGGTGTGTTGAACATAAATTGTATTTAGTCTCGACATTAAATCATTTAAGTTTTTCATCTCTTCCGTTAAATCACTAAATTTACCCCAATTTCCACTACGTAATTCGTGAATTAACATATAGGCATTTTTTGTAATGTATCTTGTATGACACACAATACTTACCAGTGTTGCTGCGCTACACGATGAACCCTCAACTATACTAATAATAGGCACCTTACTTAATTTTATGTGGTCAACAATTGCGAATGCATCTAAAAGATTTCCACCACAACTATTAATGTGTAAATGAATTGGGGGAAGATTTTCAAGGTCGAGCTCCAAAGATTTTTGTTGGATTTCAAAGGATGTTTCGTTTAGCAAAGTTATCAAGTCGAGAGCACTTTGCGTGTCAATATCTGAATAAAAATAGATATGTGTTCCTACTTTGCGAATACTTGGCATAAGTTTTTTAAACATATCACTTCCATCACATTCATCTTCATTTCTTAGTCGTTTCATATTCAATATAAATCGACATCTTTTTAAATCACACAGATGTTCCTTACTATATTCTTCATTCCGGTAGTTTCTGCCATTACCAAAGGCATTAACATCTATGGCCTCGAGACACCATCAAAAGATTTTGTTTGTTCCTGGAAGTTTCCAGTAAGCTACTATGTAGACAAATCACACGACCTCGGATTTAATTCTCTCCGTATTCCCTTCTCGTGGGAATGGGTTCAAGAAGGAAACTTTTGGAAGATGGATGAACTATTCGAAGCAGTGAAAAAGTATCCTGATATGACAGTAATTCTTGATATGCATCGTGTCTGGTCCAGTCACCAAGGCCCAATTCCTGAAGAAAACGGTGTCACACTTGATATGTTCATTCACAATTGGGTCATCCTTGCGGATAGGTATAAGGATGACCATCAACTCATTGGACTTGACATTTTTAATGAATACCAAGGAACAGATAGTTCCTATTGGAATGGAATCCTTCGAAGTGTCGTTTTGAAATTAGAAGAAACCTTCCCTAATCGATTTATCTATTACGTTGGTGGAATAAGATGGGGAGGTGACATCCACGATATCAATCTTGAAGACATACCATTCAGCCAGAGAATTTACTACACCGTTCATAAATATATCTTCAGTGGAAACTCAGTTGAGGCCGATTGGGATTATTCATTCGGAAACATAACACATAAAGTTATGGTTGGAGAATGGGGGTTTAAGAACCAAATATATGAACAGAAGCAATGGGCGATTTCATTTATTAATTACTTGAAAAAGCGTAATATAAGAAACACCTATTTTTGGACCATTGCCCACTCTGGTGATACAGATGGCATATGGTTTGATGATTGCGAAAATATCAATGTTGAAAAATATGAAATCATCAAGACCCTTTGGACTTAAGATGGTCATCATAAATTTTTTTAACTTTTTCTAGAGTGATTTTTTTGTATTCTTCTTCTTTAATTTGGTGTTTTTCAATATACAAGTTTGTTGACTCAAGAAAGTCTTGAAAAATTTCGGAAACTTCTTTAAGGTAACAATATCTATATTTTTCTCTTTCTTCAAAACGTTTGTCACAAAAATGATAAAAATCGGGTGATTCCATAAAATCGTGAAAGTTTTTTTCAATTTTTTTAAATTTGATAGGACACACTTTATCAATTTCTATTTTTTTAATTTCTCTAATTTTGTCTTTATTAAATTTTAGTATATCACGTAAATGTTGCATCATTCTCTGTTTGAATTGAGTTGTTATACCGATTTTAATAAATTTGTCTATTGTATTATTAACTGTCACATAAGTAATAATTAAAAAATAAAAAAGAAGTTCACGAGATTCATTATACTTTTTATAAAGAGGTGTAGGACACCAAATTTTTTCGCCTTTTCCAAATTTTGTTATCTTTTTGAGTTTTTGTTGTTTAATTGGTGTTTTATGTTTTGCTCTTTTACGAGAATTTCTTAACCTTGACTTACTCCAAGGTTCATATTTTTGTTTACTTTCTTTAATTTCTTTAGCTTCGCTTTCACTCGTCGTTAAGTCGACAATTTCTTTTGATACGTAACTTGTAGTTTTATCTTTATCATTTTCTTTACAATGTAATTTTCCAATTTGCGATTCATCAGTTGGGTCGACAATTTTATCTTTTTGTTTAAGTGTAATTTTTCTTTCACAAAATAGTTTTAAAAGAGCATTAGTTTTTTTTTTTAAATTAGTAGCAGACAATAATTTTAATTTTTTGCCATAAATTTTTTTCATCAGTTTGAGTATCATTAAAGTTTTTTTTTCTAGTTTGATTTTATATTTTTTGGTCTCTGTTGTTTTGAGGTGTTTGCTTCCTCTAATAGCACGTGTCTTGCTTAGCCTTTTGATACATCTTTTGATGTATCTTTTTTTATCGCGTGACATAGAGCTACTACTCATTTGTCTTCAGTTTTTGAGCTTTCTTTTTGTGTTTTTGGATTGTTATCAATTACATTTGTACGAATGAGATATTTTTTTCATTTTTTTTTAATTTTGGTAAAAAAATAAGAGGCTACTCTAATGCTCGAAGGAATTCTTCTAAAACAGGAATAGAATTAAAATTGTAGATTTCTTTTTTTTCAGGAACAGTGACAACCATCTCTCTGTGATTTTTTAGCATATATTTATGAAAGTCTCTTTCAACTTGGGCATTTTCTATCTCATAAAGTTTGTAATATTGTATCCTATCAAAACTCTTTGAATGTGCTGTCATTCTTTTTTCTAGACAACAAATACTTGTCGTTCCTATCTTGACAAAAGTATCATAATATTTATTAGCACTTTCATCTGTTATAATAAGAACATAAATAACCTGTTGGTATTGATTGCTATTTAGTTTCCGCAAATCCCGATTGAAAGACGTTGTATAAGATACAATATCTTCCATATTACACATAAGTATAGTTTTTATTTTAAGTCTAGGAATTTTTTATAGGATAGTAAATTTAATTCTATCTGGCAAAGTTTGTAGAGTAGCACCTTTTTTATTTTGGACAAGATAGTCTACTGAAAATTTATAGATTGGACATCTCCAGTCTCGTTCCGTCATATAATCCATTTGTGGTTTTTTGGAGTGATTTCCAACACCAAAAATAAGAACGTATTTACCTTTTTTTGAAATTATAAAATCGAGCAGAACTTTCATATCTGAGCAAGTTAAGCCGTGACAATCTATTGTTCTGTCTTCTCCAACGCTTATAGTATTATATATAAATGACTTCTCGCCAAGATAATTTCTTAATTCTTCTAAAAACATATATTTATCCACATTTTTTGACCATACAAATGAACGGCACATCGTTTCCTACATACTCAAATTTCATACGTCTATACAACCTGATAGCATTTTTGTTAAACATATCACATAATATAAAGGCGTGTGTCGAATAGCTTGAACACTCATTTATAGCGTATTGAACTAGTGTTGAGCCAACTTTTTGATTTCTATATTTTTTATCAACAACGAGATTGGTAATGAAAGGAAAACAGCTCAGACGATAGTCTTGAATTAATTTTAAGCGAAATTTGTCATTACTAATTTCACCTAAGCCAGCCTTATTTACAGAAATAGTTCCAATGATGTGATTTGTCTCATTATAGGCATTTATCACTACACCTTTAAGATTTTTATAATAAGTATTTGTAAAAGCAATATCCTCTTTCATTATACTACTTTTCCAATTCCACGCTTTATGAAAAAATCTAGCTGTTTCGTCATCAAATGTTTCAAACTTTCTGTAGGTTATTCCACTAAATACAATCCATAGTGTGATGTACATACACAATAAAAATGTAGTTTATATATAATAAAATTCAATATTTATTCAAGAGAAAAATCTTCTCCGAGTTTCCAAATTTCAGTATGTTTCAAAATTTCCTTATAGAAAGTCTTTAGTAAATACACATTCTCTTCACTAGTAGTTTCAACTGTATATTTCCAACCATCTTGCGATTTGTACACAACATAAAATGTTTCACAATTTTCTCGTAACATTTCTATTCCAAGTTGCCATTTATATGAAGTTATTTGTCTTATTAATTCAGGTATATCCATAGTGTTAAAAATATTATTTTTTCTAAGTTAAAAGTATGAGTAGACAATATAGTCTTGAAACTAATGAAGTCCAGGTTAACAACCAGTCTGTGATATGTGGAAATTTTGTAAAATGTTATAACAGAGAAGATAATCCAATAAACTCAAAATTTAGCATTGAATCAGTTTCACCGGTAACAAACTTCTTGCTATTTAATGGTAAAAGATGTGGAATAGAAAATAATACCAACAAACTAAAGTGTATTGGTAACATTGATAAAGAAATAGAATTTAATAGCATTGATACAACTGGTAGTTTTTTCTCTCTTAGTCATACAGATGAAAAAGGAAAAACATTTTACTGTGGTAGAAATTCAAATACAGAAGATAAGAATATTTACTGTAACTTGGCAAAAGAAAATGTAAAATTTAAACTTATAAATTAAAATGTTTTTTATTGCTTACTTTTTAATAGTTCTTGTCTGTTCTTATCCTTGGAATAATATTAATTGCCATAAGTTCTTGTATCATTAGCTTGAAAGCGTAAGGAATTTGAACCGTGCTAATCTCTGTAGTATTCTTACACATATCACAAATAAAGGCATTTCCTGTCTTCATTTTGTGAGCAAACATACCACATTTATCACATACTTTGACTTCATACAAGTCACTACATTCCATCATTCTTTCTTTCAAGAAAACGCTCATACCGTGAGAAATGGCAACATCACGTTCCATCTCTCCAAATCGAAGACCACCATTCTTGGTTCTTCCTTCTGGAGGCTGTCTTGTCATCATAACAGTAGGACCAGTAGCTCTTGCGTGTATTTTATCGGCAACCATATGTTTTAACCTTTCGTAGAATGTAGGACCAATAAAAATTTGTGCCTTGAATTTCTTCCCAGAAACACCTGAATACATAGTTTCATATCCGTGTCTATTGTATCCCAGACCTTCTAACTCATTACAGATTTCTTCAATGCTTCTTTCTTCAAAGGGTGTGCCGTCTTTAAATTCTCCTTTGACCGCACCAGTTTTAGCCATCACTAGTTCTAGCAATTGTCCTAAAGTCATACGTGACGGAATACAATTTGGATTTATAATCATATCAGGCACGATACCATTTTCTGTAAATGGCATATCTTCTTGACGAATAAGGATACCACAAGTTCCTTTTTGACCCATACGAGAACAAAATTTATCACCTATCTGTGGGATACGTTCGGAACGTATCCTTACGTTATACATCTCATAGCCATCAGCGTTAATAATGCCTGTCTGAACTTTATCAATGACAGCCTTTTGATATCCTTTATAAATCTCCGATTTATCCTTATAGATTTTACTACTCTTTTCAGAAGGTTGAACAGGTGATACCTTTCCAATAATAGCGTCACCATTTTCAATCACTGTTTCTTCCTCAACAAAGCCCCTATCATTGAGTTTGTCATAGTTGACATCGGCCTTAATGTTCATTACAAGATTTTTATCTGGTTTAGTAAAGATATCATCTTGTGAAGACACTTGATTTTTCTCAATAGTGGAATTGTATTTTTTTAAGTACGATGACAAGAACATTCCACGTGCTACTGACGAAGCATTGAGAATAATACTGTCTTCTTGATTATACCCTGTATAACAGGCAATTGCTACTATCACATTTTCACCATTAGGCAGGTCATAAGTAGCACAGTATTCCGTAGCTCTTGTTCCAATAATTGGGATACTTGGATGATACAACACATTCGATATATCGAACCTGTTCCTCCAGTTTGAAGCATACACAGTCATAGCTTGTTTCGCTTGTGCAGACTGGAACAGATTTCTGGGACCTTGGTTCATATTACAGAATGGGATGTGGGATACAGTCATTCCCAAAAACATTGATGGATGAAATTCCATATGTGAATACGGATTATATGCTGTAAGAAATTTATTCAGGTCTTGGCTCTTACTGGATGAGTCATATTTTATCCTTCTAGCTTCATCGAGGTCATATTTATACATACTTATCAATACAAATGGAGACTGTTCAATGTCAACATACTCGACTGTTTCAGGATATTTCCCAATAAATTTTTCCCAAGACGAAATTAATCCGGGGTTTAGACCTTTTACATCAATCTCTTCTAACATTTCATTTGTTAAATAAGGGACGAGTTTTTCGGTATCAACACGTAGTAAAGGACGAATTAAGCGTCCTCCGTCAGAATAAAGTTTGATAGACTTGTCATCGATATCCAAACAAACTCCTGTATATCGTGATATTTTATTAATCAACTTCATAGTAATCAGAGCATCATATAAATTCTTTGGTTTATCAGTAAATCCTATCCAATCACCGTTAACAAATATTTTAAAAAAATTATTCCATTGTAAAATGGGCACTTGACTAAAATCTTTGAAATCCTTGTTTTCTTTAATTATCGATTTGATGAAAGAATTCATAGTAACATCGGGTGTTGTTATTGTAGTCATAATTGCTAAACTTTTTACCAAACCTACTTTTTCGCCATCAGGAGTTTCGACAACACACATAAAACCCATTTGTGAAGGATGAACGTTGCGCATACTGGTGATTTTACTATTTTTTTCATCAACTGTAGGTGATATAATTTTTCTAAATTGTGTGACGGTCTGGATGTAGCTTAAACGTTCCAGTACGCGAGCAACACCATTCTTCGTTTTTGACATTCCCCATACTCCGGTAAGTAATGCACTCTTTATAAATTGTTCAATAACCATTGGCTTTATCTGATTAATAACTTTGAGTGGTTTCTCATCCCCCATATTTTTCTTCCGAAAGTGCTGTGATACCTCGTTCATCATTTTCTTATAAGACTGTCTGAATAATTGCGAAAGAAGCACACCAGGCATTTCAATTCGTTTATTAAGAAAGGTATCTCTATCGTCTGATTGCGTTCGTTGAAGAAAGACTTGTAGTAATCTATTAACCATATAGCAGATGAATCTTGCCTTGTGTATAGTATCACTTTCCAAATGTGGAATAAAATCATCTCTTAGAATTTTAACAAGGTGTTTTTTCTTTTGTTGATACCTGACGTCAGGGTCTTGGGAATAAAGTTTTGGGTTTGCAATCTTACTCACGAGAAAATTTTGTGCCTCTTCCATTGTTTTGATAGGATTTCCTTTATCATCACAACACTTAAACAATGAGAACATTACAATATTGTTCATTTCCAAATCCTCTTCAATAGGCTTCTGAAGTACATTAAGTGTAATCTCCAGATCCGTTTGTAATCCAAGAGCTCGTAGCAAGACCATTAATGGAACATCACTAAAAAGATTTGTAGAACACATCAAAATATTATCTTGTTTTATTTTCACAGTAAAATTATTTGTATAAGATATACCATCAATATCATCACGCTGTGAATTAATAAGTGACTTGTATTCTCCATCTTTCCCGAATACAAATACTTTATTACTGGCACTTCTCTCCATCGACAAGACGACTTTTTCGTTGCCATTTACAATGAAATATGAACCAGGATCGTATATACACTCTTCTTTGGCTGTTTCTGGTATAAGACTTGTAGTGCAATATTTGCTCTTAACCATAATAGGAACTTTAGCAATGTGAACGTCTTTTTGTTCTTCAACAATATTAATAACAGTTTCACCTGTTATCAAGTCTGTTTTGTATTGAACTTGTTTAACATCGGCAATCACAGTGCAAAAATAAGTTAATTGACGATGCCTTGCCATCATTGGTGTCATATAATCAATACCATTGTCCAAAGTTGCAGGTTTGAAAGATATATTGTCCATAATAAACTTGTATTCGTAGTAAAACTTTTTCTCAATATCTTCGTGCTCATCAATTACATTATGTGTCTTAATTTCGTATGGAATGACCTTTTCCATAAAAAAATCCATAGACTCAAACTGATGTTTGTAAAGCATCGGGACAGGTGCCTCCTTGTCCAGAAAATATAAATCAATAATCTTCCATAGTTGTTCTTGATTCATAAATATATATTAGAAGAGATATACTTTATATATATTTATTCAACTTTTTTCACTTACAAATCTGCAATTCCATAATCATTTCACACGTAATTTCCGTGTCAGAAACAATGTTAATAAAAGGGTGTACCCTTTTGTATGTCTTGGCTATTGTAACCTCAGATATCTTAAAGTGTTCGTGAAGGTCTTTTTTACTAATACTTAATTTAAAAAAGTCAGCCATAAGGAGAATAGATGCAGCCGCAACCGATGGAGGCTCGTGATTACTAGCAATCTGTAACCTATTAATATTCTTAATAATCTCAATTGCCTTCATCGTGCACTTCTTATCTAACGAGAGCTTATTACAATACCTTTCGACAAAATCACACGATTCATTATTCTCTAGCATATTGACTAGAATATTATTGTCTATCAGTGTGAGAAATTTCTTTCTTCCTCTATTCATATATTTCAGTTTGATGTCAAAAATATTGGCTATCTCTTTGGGTGAACGAGGCTGTTTTTGCATTTTTGCACCATAAAACACTGAAGCACCCATTAGTGCGATACGATTTACTCCTCTCACAATAAGATACTTCCCCTTATTTTTTCCATCTTTGTGCTTCGATTCACTAATCTTTTTATAAAGATTTAATGCATTGTCAATAATTGGTTGTAAAATTTTTGCTTTCTTACATTTTTGTTCAATAAATTGTTTATCTTCATAAAATGATTTTTCCTTGTAAACCCATTTCCACCACTCATTAACTTGCTTGATTTTCATACGAGGATTTCCACTTATTGAAGTTCCAAGTGATGATTTTGGAAGAAAAAAATTTATTGTTGAACCTTCGATAAGCGCATTATTCTTTTCCGCTAGTTTATCAATGAGTGTGCATAATATAATTCCACAAGTATTACATACAAGTGAATTATCTGTGCTGTCGTATCTAATATCTTTAGACTTGCACGAGAAACAAACTGGATTTTCTTCATCTGTTATTTCTAGGATTTCCTCACTACCTAGTTCATCTATTTCATCGTCATTTTTTTCATCATCATCCTCGGAATCATTAAAATTATCAAATAATTCCCATTCTTTTTCATCCATAATACTAGAAAAAATCTTGTTTTATTTAAATAGTTTCAATTTTATTTTATTTACTAAAAGGCTTAAAGATTTATTATTTATAAAAATAATATATGGTAAAGAAACAAAGTAAGAAGTCACAAAAAGGAGGTGAAACTACAGTTCCAGAAGTTCCCACAACCCCAGAGGTTCCCAAACCGGTAGTCGAACCTGTAAAGGAGGTAGTTGAACCTGTAAAGGAGGTAGTTGAACCTGCTGCTGACCAAGTTCCCCAACAAGGTGGAGCCAAGAAGCAAAAGGGTGGTGTTGTAGATAAGAAGAGAACATTCAAGATTAAGTTAGAAGATGAAAAATTCTGTTCTAGAATTACTGGAAACACACCAAAACAGGCTGCTTCTAAAGCTCTTACCCTTCTGGTAAATCAAAAGAAACAACAGGGCAAGTCTGTCAAGGGTAAGGTTGTATTTACTATTAAAGAAACTACTAGGGGTTCAAAGGGTAAGGAATATTCTTATCAAGGAGAAAAGATTAAGCTTAAACAGCCAACTACTTATAAGATTAAATCTTCAAATGGTGAAGTTAAAGAGATTATAAATAAGTATAAGAATGTCATTGAGAAATACCAAGTTCAATAAATTTTCTAGTCACAATTATGAATAGTCTTATAGACAGTATAAATAAAATGATTATTAATCCATTTATTCAAGAATATGGAAAAAAATATCGCCTTTTCAATGGTTCTAAAGAAGATCTAGAAGAAATTCTTAATCAGAAGAAAATAGACTCTTTATTACCACTTCGTTCAATCTTTAAGAAAAAACATAACTTTTTGATTTATAAGAATGAAAAAACAAAGCAAATGGACATTTATGCTTCACCGCAATTCAAACTTGGAGAAAGTAGTTTAATACAAACAGGGGGCGATACTTGGATATTAAACAACTCACTTGAAAAGAATGAATTGCGATATAACTATGCAATTATTGATAAATTATTAAATGGTGGTAAAAGTTCATCACTAAAAGAATACAGTAGATTTTTTAATGAAATCATCACAACAGAAGAATTAAATTTTATAAAAAAGAATTTTGTTAATTCAACTCATTTATTGAAACAACAATTAATTGGTGGTCAAGAAATACTCGTTGGACTAGAAAAGAGCAAACACTACAATTTTCTGAGAAAAACGTTTGTAAAAAAACCAAAATATGAACCTTTATCACTCGACCTGGTCGATTTTTCCACAAAAGTCATTTAGTTCATTTATTAAATATTCATAGTTATCACCTTTTTGGCTATCAATAAATTCAAGTAATCTTTTCTTATCTTCGTCTGATATTTGAAAGATATCAAGATTATCTTGCAAAGTTTTTACAAGTGTTTCGTACTCATTTTTTTTGTCCATACTTATATTATCCAATAACATCTTTAATTGGAAAAAGTCAATATTTTCCTCTTGGAGCTGTTCTTCAATAAATCGAAGTGTGTCTTCATTTTCAGAAGAAATTCTCCTGATGTGTTCTATTCTATCCCAAATTAATTCTTTTTGTTCTTGGTCAAGTTCTATTTCATTTTGATTGATGCTATTAGAAGGAATTACAGTATTAGAAACGAGAGAAAAAGGATATTTCTCAGCTAAATCTTGGATCATATTTTTTAATTCTTGTGAGCTTACATTCTTAATCTTTTCTTTTATTTCAGAGCACTCAAAACCATTTATTTCAATAAGTGTAATCATATCGTATATCTTATTTAGTAAAACAGCTTCTTTCTGTTTTTCTTCATCCATTTGTTTGTATAATTCTGTTTCTTCTAATATTTTTTGAACCTCTTCAGGAGACAATACTATTTTTTCTTTGGTCACATTCATTGTAACATTTGTGCCTGTATGTTTCTCACTGACATTAACGTGTAATATATTATTATGATCAAGTGTAAACTTAACGTCAATTCGAGGCTCATTCTTTCTAAGAAATTTATCAAATTTGATATCAATTGAACTGATGAATTTATTGTCTGTTGCAAATTTGCGCTCGCCCTGATATATTTTAATAGTAACACTATCATTATCTTCGCTTAAAGTAAATACTTTGTTAACTGATATTGGGAGAACAGAACCTTTTGGAATTATAGGCACAAAATTATTATTATAATCACTAATCCCGATTGAAAGAGATGAAATATCAATCAGAGTTATTGTGTTCCTTTGTAGTGAGTGAGCATATAAGCAAGCACCACTACTTACGAGAAATTCTGGACTTTCAGTTTGTTTTATCACATAGTTGGGAAACAATGAGTATAAGTATTCTTTCAATCCAAATAAGTTACTAGAACCACCAGCTAAGATAATAGGAACGTCTTTTTGTATAATCTGAGATAAAAGCTCAGCTATTCTTTTGTAAAAAGGTTTTAAACAATTGGTAAACTCTTCTTTGGTAATTTGATACTCATCAAAAATAATGGGGCTCCCGCTAAAAGTTTTTTTAATTAATTCCAACTTTTGATACACTTCTTCGTAAGGTTGTTTAATTTGAAAATAGTCATATAAAAGGTTATTAACATCTTCACCACCTAAACGTGAGTCACCTACATTCTTTATCACTTCGTAAAAGTGCGTTTCTTTATCGTATTCTACAAGAGATATATCAGTTGTTCCACCACCAATGTCGACAATAATACAATTTTCTAGATCAAGATTGAGAGCTATTGCTGTGGGTTCACTAATAAGTCGTATTATGTCAATACCTGCCAATTCACACGCGAGCTTTGTAGCTTCTCTTTGACTAGAATTATAAGCAACAGGTATAGTGACAACTGCTGATATTCTATCCTTCTTGGTTGCTTCTCTTAGTAGCTTGAGAAGAATTACAGAGTTTTTAATAGCATCCTTGTTTTCTAGGTCAAGGTCTCTCTTGGGTGACCTTATCCTTGAATTATGAATAAAACTTCGTAATAAGTATTCGCCATTTGATAATTTGATAGGTATAGGTTTATCGTGGAAACAGCAAATTGAACTAGTATAAGTTCCATAATCTATCCCAAATATATCCATAATGATTATATTATACTTTTTTTAAGAGTGCGTCGTATTATAATTTTAAGTTTTTTTCACTAGAAAATGTGACTATAAAAGAGTTTTTTGTGTTCCAAACTCATCTTTCTTGTTAAAATTAAAAATTTTAAGTCTAGTTACCTCTTACCATTTCCTATTAGAATAAATAAGGCGAGTATCCAAACTCATCTTTCTTATGTAAGAATACTTTAAAGTTACCATCACCTAACATAGAAACGTTGACTTCATCGCCATCAAATAATTGTTGGTTATGTTTTGTTTCAATATTTATTTTGGTATGTAACTGGTCGCTGCTATTCATTACAGCATAGTAATCCCAAATATCATCGTATCTTCTTCTTCCATATAGTTTCATAACTTTATTATCAAACTCGCGATACATATTTCCTAAGTAGCTGTAGGAATCTGGGAGACCACGTGTAGGAAAATTTGTAACATAGACTAAAGGTGGTTGAGGGTAATAATTAGTGGGATAGCGGTTTACAGGTGCTGTCAGGTCATCATTATTTACTTTTCTGTCCACCAGAACAATTTCTTTATTTATATTATCGACGAGACCATTAACTTGACTTTCTGTATTAACTACTCTAGGAGGCTCATCAATATACATTTTTGTTGTATTTGCCGAACAAGTAGAACCCTTGGACCTAGACAAAAACATAATTCCTAATAAAATTAGAATAATTACTAACAAAACTATTTCCATATATATACTTAGAAATATTTTAATTTTTAACTTTATGATTAAAACACTAAAAGTTTTCCCGAACGAAATAGACCCTCAAGAAATTTTTTCTAGTATTGATCGCCTGGGGCGTTTTGTAATGTCTCGTGATGATATCTTTTCTACTGTATCACTTAAAAAAGACCACTATCTTGAAGATATTGTTTATTTTCTAGAAATGGATAAACTAAAAGGTGTTGGAACTACTCAAACAGTTTTTTTCACACCTCAATACACAATCAAAATGATGTATGTAAACCTAGATACTTCTCACGAGCTAAATATTGTTGGTTCAATACTTCACCCAGAAAGCTTAAAAGTGAGAGGCAATCTTATTTTATTGAAATATGAAGATGAAACTCTTACCAACTTTACTTGTGAAGATTTAATCAAGGTATTAATTACACGTCGTGAACACACTGGGCTACATCTGGTGAACGGTGAGTTTCAAAATGTAATAATGGATAATAGATGGCACATTGGTGAAAAGTCATTAGTCTCTTACAAAAAGAAAATTATTAATGTATGTAATTATTTTTTGCTCTTAGTATCACAAGAGAACACTGAGATTACAGATGATAATGAGAAATACATTTTTAATTTTCTAGACAGAAACAAAAAAGTATTAATTGATTTTACAAAAGAGGAATTGGACCTCTTATTAACTAAGAAAGATATAGCAGTAGAAAATTTTGATGATGAACAATCTTTTAACCCCTATTTTTTTCTTAAGAGCGTTCAACCAAAAGAATAAATTATATATAAAATTATATGGACGATTATTCAACACCAATAAGTGAACTTAATGATATGCCAAGTATAAATTACGAAAGTAAGAATAATATGAAACAAAAAGCTGAAAAGCTTAATGACCAGCTTGTTAACTTGTATGCACACGAAATAGACAGATTGAATGTTATGCTCACAGATGAAAATAAGAAACCCGCTGAACAATCTTTTAATCTTCAAGTAACTCCGAAAGAGAGGAATGAATACATAACCATCTTTTTTCTGCTGGTAATTTTGTTTAGTTCAACATTTAGTGACCTTGTGAAGCAAAAAGCCCCGGGTCTTAATGACACACTTACATTTCTTCTGAAAATCGTTCTCACATTAGCCGTTTTCCACTTCAGCAGAAAATATTTCCTGTAAACTCCAAAAAATTGATATATAGAGTTCTAAAATATATATTATATAAGTAATATGGAGAGCTTAATTTCACCTTTTATTGAAACTAAACTAACCAAAAAGGTTACTTTAGAACCTTTCGAATTAAATAATGACATCCTATATAACCTCAAGAATAAACTTAAAAAGCTCGAGAAGATATGTCACAAGTTTGGTTACCTACATAGAGTTGTCAATATATTTAATTATGAAGATGGAATAATTCAACCAGAAGACTTAATGTGTCGATGCATCTACACCGTAACATTTAGTTCTGTGGTGTGTTATCCATACGAAGATACCTACATTGTAGCAAAGATAAGGAAAATAGACCCAACTTTAATTTCGTCAGAATTGGGACCAATTCAAATAATCACACAAGCAAATCGTCTACCCGAACAATTTAAATTATCAGAAAATAAGTTAATTCACACCCCTACTAATACAGAACTCACTAAAGGCGACTATGTTGTAATTAAAGTATTAGCCAAACGTTTTAACAATGGAGATACCTTTATTAAGATTATTGGCAATATTGTAAATATTTCTAATGAAGAGGAATTTAATAAAATCAATAATTTACTCGAAGTGGTTTAAACAAAAGAGTTTCTATATATTTTAGTTTATGAACAGTTTTAGTATTAAACAACACTGTAAAAATTGCGGTAAATTTGGTCACAATAACAAAAACTGTAAAGATCCCATTACAAGTATTGGGATTTTATGTATTAAAGTTGACAAAAGTGATGATTTAATTGCTAAAATTAGAGATTTAACTAATCCAGTTAATATTTTAAAATACAATACTCAAAATAATAAGATTTTAGCACACCTGGAATCATATAACGATAAGTGTTTTTTTTTAATGATTAAGAGAAAACATAGCCTGGGATTTTTAGAGTTTATTAGAGGCAGATACGACATAACTGATTATCAAAAAATAATCAAATTTTTTGAATATATGACTGAGGAAGAGATTGATAAGGTAAAAGATATGGATTTTGATATTATGTGGAAAGAAGTATGGGGTGAAACTGCTTACTTGAAAGTATATGAAGAAGAATACATCAAATCTAAAGAAAAATTCAATATTTTAAAGTCTGAAAATGAAAAATACAATGTTCTTGGGCTAAAATTTTTCACCGATAACATTCAAGCCAAGTGGAAACACGGTGAGTGGGGTTTCCCAAAAGGTAGGCGTTCTTTCCACGAAACAAACTTAGAATGTGCCGTAAGAGAATTTCAAGAAGAAACTGGATATACTGAAGACGACTATGAGATACTACATAACGTTTTGCCTATCAAGGAGATATTTAACGGAACGAATGGTGTATTGTATAAGCACGTATACTATGTTGCAGTATTTAAAAATGATAAACCACCTGAAATACACGAAGACAATAAAGAAGTTGGTGAAATAGATTGGTACAATTACACTACTTCACAAGAATTAATAAGAGACTATCACACTGAAAAAAAGAAAATACTTAATGAAATTTTTAAGTTTGTTGTAAGCGTGGATAGTTCTAATCAAACCATTCAGGAAAATTAAAAAGATTTGAACATTGATAGAGTGTAGGTGGTAATAAATAAGAAGCTAAAGTAAATGGTTTGTTTGTGTCGTCATTTAATATTATTTTATTTATTTCATTTACGCTGATTTTAGAGTAATGTGCGTGAGTTATCTTAAAGTTAAAATATTTGACTAGCAACTGTATAATGTGTATACAATGATAATTTCCGCTATAAAGTATAGCTTTTTTTATGTAATCTTTGTCAATAAATCGTCTTATAAAATATAAGTCGGTCAGAATGACAAACGTATCTAACCATTTTGTAATTAATTTATGAACAAATACTTCTATTTCATAATTTATTTTTTTCTGTGTTTTGTAATCAATACCATACCCATCTTTGTAGAATTTGTCATTGGGATACTCTAGTAACTCAATTTTTGGTTTCATTTTTTCTACTTTTTTATTTACATACCCCAACCCCTTATCTAGATACGGTAGATAAACCTCGTTTATATATTTCATAATGGTTTCATTATTTTTCTTATTACTGTACTTTAATAATATTTTATTAATTATCTTTTGTTTTTGTGATTTATCTTGTGTATCTCCTGTAGTTAAACTGGATTTTAATTTGGACATTATTTTTTTGAAATCATCACAAAAAGAAATTAAATCAATATTCTTAAATTCTAAATGTTCAAAATAATCCCTAAAGTCCATATGATGGAACCTCACTAAAGGATAACTCTTTGTATTGCGGCTAATCCATTTCTCAGTGTTACTAATATAGTTTAAGTTTGAGGTATCAGTTTCGAGTGATGTATTATATAAAACCTGTGGGTTTGCTTCGATGAAAAAATCTACTTCGCTTTTTAACTGGGAAAATACCAAATCTAAGAATTGGTCAACGTCTAGATTTTTTGAATCACGACACCGTGTTTGAAAATTTGGTTCTTCGTGGACATCAAACATCAGATACAGAACTTTTCCATTTCCTTCAAGACGGACGATATTGATGGGACCATTTATACTATATTTCTTGAAAGTTGAATCCATTAAATTACACGAGACGTTTTTTTACAATCAAATACTCGATATAAAATATATCCATTTATACTAAAATATAGATTATGTTTGAAATAGCGTTCCTCGTTCCCACAACAAGTAAAAACCAGCCCCTTCGTGACACTCAAGATCTATTTTTAGTGAAATACCTTCTGACCAGTTTTACTGAGAAGTCGACCAAAGATTATATATACCGATTTTATATTGGTTACGATAGCTGTGACACTTTCTATAAGGAAAATAAAGATAAAATAACTGAACTCTTTCCTCAATTAAATCTAAATTTTGTGTGTCTATCTGATGTTTCCAGAACTCTTGTTATGAAGTGGAATGAGTTATTCAAAATAGCCTACAATGATAATGATTTCTTTTATCAATTAGGTGATGACGTCACATTCTTGTCTACAGGCTGGGAGAATGATTTTATAAACTTACTAAGTCAATCAAACTTTATCGGTGTTGTGGGTCCTAAAGATTGTAATAATACTGAACTCTTAACACAGACTTTTGTAAGTAAAAGACACTATGACATTTTTAATTATTATTTTGACCCATCTATTGAAAACTGGTTCTGTGATAATTGGATAAATGAGATTTACAAGCCTGATTTTATTTATTATTCTTCTTCACTTATAGTTAATAATAGTCTACAGAAACCTCGTTACGAGGTTGTACAAATAAAACAAGAATATTTCAATACCCTCGTAGCTAACGCGGGGGTAAAATTACAAGACTATTTATCAAATCTGAAGTATCATAAAGTTAACATAAATTTATCCACTGAAGCAACAATGAGAGTCCTTTCTGACCTCTATGTAAATGCTACTAAAAATAATTATGAACTTGTTATTGATACCAAGAGAATACAGCTACTGGGGTTTAAAAATCTAAGTAATAAACTCTCTGTTGGTGAAATAACAGATGTAAGTTCCTCGCTTAGTATTTCAGAAATAAACCAAATGAGACATCAATTCTATAAATACATTGTCTTTGGAAAAAAAGAATTAGGAATAAAAGATAGTATTTTCGTCTTTGTTGATAACCCTTATGACTACTTGTCACTTGAGGAAGTAATTTTAAAATTCAAAAATAAATGGTTATGTGAAAACGTTATTTTAGTTTCCGATGTAAATTTTAGTAATTACAAAAGAATAAATAAACAATATGTGGTAGACTATATACATAGTGCCAGTGGAATAGTGTATGATATAAATTCAAAACTGGGATACGAGTTGGCAATAAAATATAAGATTGAACACGTTCTAGAAATAAAACCAAAGTTCTATGATACAGTTGAATACAAGAATTATTTTTTACCTTTATCATTTGATATTTCAAAGAGAAAGCAAACACCTCGGATATTAGGTATAGTAGGTAATTTTAATATAAATATAGATGCAACAATTTACTATAAAGATACTGACGAGTCTGAAAAAGATTTTGTGTATAGGATTTTAGAAAAAGAGGAATATGTATTAATTATAAGAAAGCCGGTTCTAGAAATACCGTTTATAGATTTTAATTATATTCTAGGTGTTGACTTGTACAAAAACACATTTTTATTTATAGGGGATAAGAGAATTATAGATATAGTTTACGACTCAAAGTTCATTATTGATAACTTTCCATTCTACACAATATAGATAAATTAATATAGAATTTTAAATTTAGTTTTCAAAAAAAAAATATCGCTATTAAATATATATGTCTGATAGAAACCATTACGTATCTAAACCTGATAAATTAAATAATTCGCAACAGAAATTACTAGAAGAGCTTTGGACAAAATATAGTAAGAAAGGCCCCAAGTTTGGTCATCGTGATTTTGAACACATCTTTTCAAGTCTAAGAAATAATGGTCTTAAGGATTCAGAAATCGAGTCACTAAAATCTCTATTTAGAAAGGAACTAGAGCTTGTTAGAAAGTATGCTAGCAAGTATGGTCAGAAAATAATGAACCACGTCGGTCAAGCAAATTTAACTGATAGCCAAGTCTTTGAATACGTTCAAGAGCAAGCTGCTAAACATAAATTCTCACGACCTTTTACTGATGCTTTGTTCAAGGAAATGACTTATCGTCTTAACCAGTATCCTACAAGAAGTTCTTACTTCCGTATGACTCCTTCTAGAAACACCAAGCTCGCTGACAGCCTTGGGTTTATGAATTATGAAAATTATTCAGCAGTCAAAATGAGTGGAAATGACAAGACTATTGTTGATGATATTATGAGACTTCACCAATCAAATCTACTCACTCACGATTCTGCAATTAAGCAATCACTCATCTATGAAGACTGTAGTTTATCTGCTATATCAGGTGCTTTTAGCTTTGAAAAACACAAAGCAGAAGTATTTGTCCACCCCGTAGTTGCAGCACTATTCATTCCTAAAATTCGTGTGCTCGATGATACAATGATCCTGTCAAGTATTAGTAACATTGTCAAGGCAAGAGTTCTTAACGAACCTATTGAAACCCGCCCTGATTATGAACTCTTTTACAATATTTGCACTGATAAGAATGAATTTGTCTGTGATAATAGAAGTCTCTGGGCTGATCTCAAGCAACGTGCTTTGATCCAAGTTGGTCTCTGGAAAAACATTCTCGCTCTTCGTACCGGTAGATATTATGATGAACTCGCTGTTCTTCCATTTATGCAAGAACTACAAACTTGCAATTTTTACAAGTATGAAGCTCCCGATCTTCTCCGTTCAACAGATGAGCCCGGTAGTATCGTGCGAAGACTACTTTACACATTCTCTTGTAAGCCAGTAATTGTTCAAACCCTGCCAATACTACCACAGGTTGCTCTATCTGCTAATTTTGCTTCTACCAGCACTTATGTAACACCAGAGTTGTACAACGGAGAACTAGATCAGCTACCTATGGTAAATATGAGATTGAACACTGTTGAAAATAATCAAAATGTATCACTAAGCGATGTTCTTAATGATTATGAAGTATACTTTGACACTAGCAATGGTTACTACGTGCCTAAGATGACCAAAGTCATTGATGCTAGAGGTATTCTAATTATTTACGTGCATCGTCTTAACTATGCTATTGAAATTAACAAGATTGGTGCATTCCACTTTGAAAAACTACCATCTGTCAATGGACAAAACTTTAGAATCAACCAAACCATTGTTGCCACGGAAGAAAATATGACTGTTGGTTCTACTGAATACGAACTTCGTTCAGTAGTCTGCCTTAAGACCACACGTGTACAAGACAGCAATGGTAGAGACATAGACCACATTACAGGTTGTGAAGCTCTCATTCGTCCTCTTCTCCAACCTAACTCACCATTCACAGTCAGTGAATACCTAGTATACGACCCTGAAAATGTCAACAAATTCCTTGGTGATGGTAGAACAATTACAAACAATCCACCTGTTACTTCTGCACAGTGGAATGATAGTGAGATAGCTAGAAGAGTCTCTAGTAAAGTTGCAACAATGGGTGTTGTATATGTATTCACACCCATAGAGGAAAATTAATATTGAAATTCATAGCTTTGCATAGATTGACGATTAGTAATGTGTTCTGGTCTGTCAAGTAATACTCTTTCACCATTAACTACTTTTAAGTACGCCAAGTACTGTTCAACATTCGTGATTATATCTGGTAGAACAGTATCCACGACTAGATTATCTAATTCTCTAATTTGTTCTTTTATGTTTGTCTGTAAATGTTTTGCTTCTGTAGTAAATATGTATCTCATCACTATTAATAGTCTTTCGGGCTCTTGATAGTTTATTTTATTCTGTGTTTTCTTAAAAACTTCGAGTATTATTTTTTTCTGTATCAAATTAATATTTTCTTCACTAAAGAATATTTTTCCAAGTGGAGAGGCATTGTTATCAAATCCTCTGTATAGTTCTTCAAACTGATTTTTATGTCTTACCCTATCCGGATTTTCAGAAAGAAACAAAAAAGGCATTTCTCTATATTTATCTATTGGATCCATTATATCTTAAGAAAGATAAAAATTGAATAAACAACGTTTTAGAAAATATAAAATATACTATGAACGATTTCGCAAATGTTATTGTTGATTATCTTCCGTGTCACACTCTTGGTGAATTCTTAGAACTACTACCAGCTGCGACAAGAAAACGGATCAAATCGGAATTCATCACAAAGAACTTTTATCCACAAATAATAGAGTTATTAGGTGGTCTGGAAAAATGTGTAAATTATCCTTTTTTGGAATTTAAAGATGAATTTATGGGTTGTACGGATTACATAGATAAAATAAAACCACGTGATGTTTGTGCACCTATTATGCTTGGTATTGACTCGATGAGTAGAGCCTTTGTTACCATTAGAACAATTTATGGAAACAACTGTGTCGTTGATACAATCTTTCAACGATATCCTAATAATAAAAAAATATGGACTAATGGCTGTTATGGTTATGGTATGATTACTTCGCCTGGGTATTTTTACACTTTTGACCATTTTAATCCCACGGTTGTTGAAAATATAACAAACTTGATTCAAGGAAGAAACTATGTGAAGAGATATTCATTCAGAGATAAGTGCAATAAAGAAGTACCCGCGTATCTTGTTTAGTTTTTTTTTATAATTTAAATATAAATGATGTCAATAAGTTCTATTCAATCTTATATAAACAAAAAAAATATTTCAAGTTCACCAACTATAACAATTGGCACGTATGACCCAAGTAGTTATAATACCAATGGATCACCATCAAATATGTTAGATGGCAATAAAACTTCTAGTTCTAAATGGAATCCTACTACGTCCACTCAAGACCTCTATACAGTCACTTTTAATTTCAGTAAGACAGTTACTATAACTCAAGTTATATTTACTCTAATAGATGATAGCGCACATATGCCTAAAAATATAAAGATACGGGCAAATTCTAGTAGCACAACTAATCTTAATAGTACTACAAGTATAACTGCAAATTCGACTGGTAGTGTAGTAACCAGAACTATATCTTTAACAAATTCGTATACATCAGATTCTATTTATATAATTTTTGATAAAACTGGTGACGTTTATCAAGTATGGGTAGTTGAAGTTGAATTTACATATGCTTAAAAAAAATAAAATTTTAACATTTTCTTTATACTTCAATTAAGAAATACAGTGTAATTATTTTCCGTTTTCTATTTAAGAAATACTTATTTTCTATTTTATTAATGGGTGTTAAAAATTTTAATACATTAATAAAATTACTCTGCCCAAATGCTATTAAAAGCATAACAATTCACGAGCTCCAAAACAAAAGAGTAGCGATAGATGGGACCCTGTGGTTATACCAGATTGTGTGTGCAGTAAGAAAAGAAAATGGTGATGATGTGCTCAATTCCAAGGGTGAAATAGTAACCCTTTACTATGCGCTTTATAGTAGATTAATGTTTCTTTTATCAAAAAAGATTTCACCTGTTTTTGTTTTTGATGGTAAGCCACCTAACCTCAAGGATAAAACAATTAAAGTGAGAAAAGAAATCAAGAAAAAAGCACAAGAAAAAATAAACAACAATGAGTTTACATCAGAAGTTGAAAAAGCCAAATTAGTGCAGAAGTGTAGCCACATTACGGTGCAAGATATAGTAACCACAAAACAATTACTGGATACAATGGGGGTTACGTATATTGAGAGCCCAGAAGAAGCAGATAGTCAATGTGCTTACTTGTATAAAGCTGGTCTTGTAGATTATATCATTTCAGAAGATACTGATATTATTATATTTGGTGGTGACAGAATAATTAGGAACTTTAGGTGTTCCAGCAATACTTATCAATTGATTGATGTAGAATTTTTACTAAAAGAAAATAATCTCAACCAACGAGACATTATAATCATTGCTATCTTATTAGGTTGTGACTATTTTCCTGGTGTCAAAGGTATAGGACCTAAGAAGATACTAAAAATGATTGCCTGTGGTGAACTTGAACTTGGCGAGCTTGAAAACAATGCATTAGTTACAAAGATACTTAACTATTATCTATCGCCAAAAGTAATACAAATAGAACACATAGATAAAAAACAATTCAATGTTGAAGAAACAATAAACTTTTTGAAACATAAAGTAGAAGTAGATGATAAAAAACTTTCACAGTGTCATAAACGAATGAAATTTTTTTCTGTCAAATAATATTATGAATGAAAATCCACTCTTAAATAAGAGAAAGTACAATCCAGATGTTATGATGAAATATTCTCAAATGAAAAACCAGCGTAATAATGTAACTGTAAACCAAGACCAACTTAAATTTGATAAGGTTGATAATTTACCTGAACTAAAAAAAAGTGATGTCTTAAAAAATAGACAAATCCAGGATTCTAATTTCTCCCAGATTTTTAGTAAAGAAAATTATATAAGAAATAAACTGTTTTTTGAAAATCGCCAACAGGAAGTTATAAAGATATGTAATAGTATGAATCTGGGTGAGAGCTATGAAAACTTAAAACGATAGGATTTGAGTGTTCGTTCTTTAATGCTATAGGATTATTTTATTTAGTTCTCATTTCAAGAATATAATTCTATTTGTTAGAACTGTGACTTGATAATAAGTGTTTTGATAACATTAAAGAGTGTATTCGTGACTTTCTTAACTTGAAGATTTTTTGCATCACCATTCAAAATAATAAGAATATTTCCAATTAATCTTAAATAAGTAACGTGTTCAGTATCAAGTATACGTTGTTCTCTAATACTTCTGTATATTTCTTCATTTTTAGGAAAAATTTGCTCGTAAATAATAATAAATAAGTCTTCATAACTAATATTTGTATCTACTCCGTCAAATTTTGTGATAAGTTTGTATGCGTTTTCGCCTAAGAATCGCAGTTTCCATATCAGCTTCTGTTTCTCTTTTCGGATAGTCGAAACCATCATTTTATATTCATCGAGCCTGCTTTCAGGATTTACTAGCATTTCATCTTTCCATTCTGTAAATGTATGTTTTTGTAGTAGTCTATTTAGTAAGCTTTTATTCTCAGTAAAATGATACGGTAATAAATCAAAATAACTAGATTGGTTACAGCCCGTCATATCAAGCTTTTTTGCTTTGATAATATCACCCCAATTACAGTTATAAAATATAGTATGACCTTCTCTATCTATACCACGTCTTCCAGACCGACCAATCATTTGTGTAGCTTTAACAGTGTCCCAGTCATCTCCGTTACCCATAATAACAACCGATTTTATTGGCATATTTACACCATAAGCTAGACTATCATCAGCTATAATAAAGCTGATTTCCTTTTGATTGATGAGAGATTGAACTTCTCTTTGAAAAGGAGTTTGCATATTACAATTATATGAAACTATTCCACGCTCAATACCCCTTAGGAAAATGTGTTCATAACCTAAATTTTGCTCAAGATTTTCTCTTAATCTATTTTTGAGTTTTCTCATCTTATCAGATGTAATAGTAGTAGTAAAAGTTAATTCAGGATGAGGTCTGTAAATATCAATGCCCGTAAAACTATCCATTCTGAGTATCTTATTCAGTTCTTTTTCATATTCTTCTTTACGCTCTGGGTTTTTATGTAGTCTACTGGCATACAAGGTACTAAACTTATCTTTCATTGCGTTCAAATTTTTATCTAGGAGTCGTTTCTCTGTATTGTACTTATAACTCTGCATATCAAACTTGTTTTTAGTATTTTTGCTATCACTAATTTTGTCAACATTGACGTTATCTATCTTTTTAATATCTTCACGATATTTATCGTAATACTCTTGAAGGAGCAATAAATCACTCTGATAGTTTGGGTATAATTCTTTTTCTTTAATTTCTAACTCTTTAATAATGTCTTGGGCACACTCGGTCGCTTTGGCTGATGTTTGTTTGAATATAATAGCCGGTGTCATATTTTTTGCATAAAGTTCTTTTATCAAACCAAAAAAATTAGGTTCACGCTTATCAACTAATACTACAAACATTTTGAGAAAATTTTCTGTTTCTGTTCTGTTAGTATGGACAAGGTTGAAAAGTGTAGTCTTAAAATGTTCTTCATATTCTTTTATATCATCTTGTGTTAGAATGACCTTCTTGAAAAAATTAGATGGATTTAGTAAATCAATAACACTGCTTGAAAACACCAGCTGTGCTTTTTCATATGCATCATATAAATCTAACCCTGTCATTATTAAATTCTCATCAATGGTTTGATTTTCAAGGTCCTTTGTCGTGATTGTTGAAAAAGGATGTAAACACAATAATTGTGTTCCATTCCATAAGTGTCTTTGTTGAGTAATAAACCTTTTATTGTGTTTTACTAGCTTAACACCCTGACCTTTCAATTCTTCAATCCACGAAATCAATACATCTGGATTTGATATCGTTGCAGACATCATCAATAGTTGGGTGTTTTCTGCTAACATCATAATAATCCTTTCATATGCATTTCCTTCGTGCTCTATATCTCTGATTTGATGTATTTCATCACAAATTAGATAATCAAAAGTAAATGAATTTTCAATAATGTATTCTTCTACCTTGAGAGGAGTTCCTACAAGCACTTTGTAGTGATTATTTTCAAAGAAATTATCTTTATTGGTTAATAATGCTACGTGTCCGCCTAGTAAGTTTCTCAGCACCCCAGCTACTTGTCTGGCTAATTCATCCGATGGCACAACAAAAAGTGTTCTTTTTGATGATACAACAGCATACGTAGAACACACAGTCTTTCCGGCTGATGTTCTTGCAACAATTAGGATATTTTCTTTTTTATCAATCATCTCAAATACTTCCTTCTGCCACGGATCAAGTGTCTGTTTTTCAAAATTAAAGAAATTTAAGGGATACAAGAAAGGAGATAGCACTGTCATTTGGATCTTTATAATGTCAGAACTTTTTCTTAGCAAAGTCTCCGCTTTAGCGAGAACTTCTTTTCTTGCAAATTTATTATCATTCAATTTTAAAAAATAAAAGATATGATAAAGTTTGTCTGTGATTTTATTTTTGTCGATAAGGTCTTCAAGAATATCGTACATTAATTTGTATTTAAACTCATCTAGTTTAAAGCTCTGTAAAAGTGATTTTAAGGTATTAAGGTTCCAGTTCTTACTTAAGAATTTCTTAGAATTATTGAAACAATCATCATCTTCTTTGTATATCAATTCATCTCTTTTTTTGATGTTTTGGTCAATTATTTTTTGTGCGGATTTGCTCACTTTTCTAATAGGTTCTTCGTAACTATCTTTTTTAATCTGTAGAGGATTAAAGTTTGTATGTCCTTGCTCTTGCAAGAATAATGTATAGTCATTAAAGTTTGGTATTTTATTCCATTCCATTAAAAATAAAAGAAAGAAAACTATAAGCCAATATTTATATTTTTTGAGCTTGTTGAGAAAGGCAAGGTATGACAATAAAAGATTTCTTCTCATTGCGAATAACTGCAAGTCTGTTTTTAATTTCAACATAGTGTTTTCTGATTCTATCAAAGCACATTACATTTGTAGCACCTGTGATACCATTTTTAATAATAAAGTTCTCGCTACCAATTACACCTTTTTGTAGTGTTTCATTATTAATGTAGTAAACACCACGTAATATTCTCTTGTCTTTCTTTTCGTCTACACGATATAGTATTACAATAATCACTAATTTTTCATTCATAATTCTATGTCTGAACGTTTCGTAGCTGCCACCGTGGATTTTTATGTATTCTGGTAATAAGCTATTAGATAAGCACCTTGATTTGACTTCAATAGGACATCCCTTTTTGGAACATTCCAAGTCCAGAGACGCACACTTGTCTTGAACTGGAACAAGTGGCGAGTCTTTACAATTAGGACATAATATCTTTGAACATAAATACTCAGCCCATTCGCCAGCATTTAATCTTCTTTCATCTTTTTTAATAGCGTGTGCTGGACAATCTTTAATTTTATGTCCTGGTTTATTACAACCGTAGCATAGCATAGTTGAAAGTTTTTTCGTTAATCAGTTCTTCGTTATTGTGTGCTCGTAATTTCTTCTGTATGAGGTAAAAGTGGATATATATACGTAAAAATATTTAGTTTTTAATTTTCAATTTTTTTTACTTTTTTTCAAATTTTAGCTTATAGATTTATGTATAATATTACATTATGGGAAGAAAAAGAGATAATGAAAGTCAAGACTCTGATAATGATATTATAAAACCACCTAAGAGAATGAAAAGACAGCAGCAATTACCAGTAGAAATAATTACCCGTGAAATAAAATCCATCAATGACCTCATTGAACTTGGTGAGAGTTATGACCCAAAAGCTAAGAAAACTTACAATATTGATTTAAGAACTCTTTCGTATATGGCAAATCCTTTACGAGATTTACAATCACTCATAGGGATGGAAAAAGTTAAACAAAATATCCTCGTTCAGATACTGTACTTTCTACAGAATATGCACAAAGGAAACATAGATATGCTACACTGTGTTATTCAGGGCCCTCCTGGTGTGGGTAAAACAGAATTAGCTAAAATCATTGGTAGGATATACTCGAGAATGGGTATTCTTGAAACGGGTATCTTTATTATTGCAAAACGTTCAGACCTCGTTGGAAAATATCTTGGTCAGACCGCAATCAAAACGCAAAATGTCATTGATGATGCTTACGGTGGAGTATTACTAATAGATGAGGCCTACTCACTTGGCAATGAAGAAGGAAGAGATTCGTTTTCGAAAGAGTGTATTGATACACTCAATCAGAACTTAACAGAAAACAAGAATAATTTTATGTGCATTATAGCAGGATACGAGGATGCTCTCGAAAAGTGTTTTTTTTCTGTAAATCCTGGGTTGCAAAGAAGATTTAATTTTAAGTATACTATAGACGGGTATTCTCCTTCAGAACTGAGGCAAATTCTAGTAAAGTTAATCAAAGATCAGTTATGGTCTTATCAAGAACCAATCGAAAGTGCATTACCACTACAGTTCTTTAAAGAAAATATCAAACTTTTTACCAACTATGGTGGCGATATGGAAACACTGTTTTTTAATATAAAAATGTGTCATTCACAACGTGTGTTTTGTTTACCAATAGAACAGAAGACTGTGATCACAAAAGAAGATTTAGAAAATGGTATGAAAATGTTTGCTCAGAATAAAAAGATTATTCCTAATAAGAAAGAGATGAATCCATCCATACAACATCTATACATTTAATCGAAAAACTTCAAAAAACGGATCTTCTTTTAAGAGTTTGTCGGGCGTTGTATATTCTACGTCTACTAGTAAACGACCCCTATCAGTTACATCATCACCAATAGTAAATTTATCTGGGATCACCCTTAATATAAAGTCTCGTAATTCAACTGGTATCGTATCATCAGTCAAAAGTTCTGGACAAAAACCTTTCTTGGTAAGTGTATTAAAAAAATAATGAATATCGTAGTATTGATTTTTCTTTGGTCTTATATTTATTTTATCAGTCCACTTGGCACTAACCTTTGAATTACACACTATAGAGGGTATACACGCAAAATCAAAGTCCCACAACTTTAACTGAACACCAATGTTTGGTACGATGTATTTTTGACCATTTATTTTATATTTAAATTTGTTATTTTTATGACACTCAATCCGATGAACAAGTATATTATTTGCTTTCATATCGTTATGTCTAAAATCTGGATATTTATTCTGGATAACTGCAAGCACACTTAATATTTGAAACAAGAGCGTTTTCCAGTAAATTAGTTTCAATATTTTATAATTCTTCCGCAAATAGTCGAGGAAATCACCTCCATTTGCCCATTCCGATATCAAGATTGATACGTTATCATAAAATTCACTCTTGGCAAACTTCTCAATAAACTCATCATACCTTTTATTATTGATAATACTGTGTTTTAGAGAGATAAATGGTCTTATATTTGTGTTGAAAGTAGCAATTGGTAAAATAATGTGAGGTGTCTGATTATTAATTACAAAATAAGATAAAACTCTTAGCATTAAAAGTTCCGCATTTTCAGGTCTTTTAATGTCATTCATATTTCCATATTTTTCTTTTTTAGGATAAGCTACAACTTTGACGGCAAAACTATTATCTATTTCACCCGTTTGTGATAGAGTAAATCCCTTAAAAGTGTGTCCAGTGCTTCCACTTTTTACGTATGTTAGTTTTGCACCAATGGAATTCATAATATAGTTAAAATCGTATATCTTCTTTTCGAGAACATTGCGAATGTCAGTTTTCCCTGCAGATTGTTCAATGTCAATGTCTATAAGAGGTTGAAGTTGATTGTTATATAGTAATTTCTGAATAAAGTCTATCCTATATGGAAGTTTATCATACTTCTTCATTTTTTTATAATCCTTTTCATCATTGTTACCTAGTGTAATGGCTTCAGACATTATAATTATAATAATTAAATTAAAATTTACGTAAATTGAAACGTATAATACTATAAATTTATATATGAATGAACAAGCTATAATTGATAATATTCTCAATGCGGACTTAAAATCTTTGAAAATTAAAGACTTGAAAACAGTAAAAGAGCTTTTCGAAATCTATAAAGCATATACAGAGTCGCCAAGCTCTGTGTTACTGAATCAGTTTTATACACTATATAATTCAATAACTTTTAATTCGGATAGGTATGTTAAATTGAGTGAATTATATAACTTCTTTAAACAAGAAGAAGAACAAAATATTTTAAAAGTAGATGTTCTATGTGATATAAGTAGCACATCCTCTTCTAAAGGAAATGTGCTTATTTACGACCAAACCAAGCAAGAGAATATTAGAATAATATCAGCTAATTTTATAGGAACCACTATTGACTACACAACACAAGTTATTGGTAAAACAGTAGGTTGGGAAAAAAACCTGAGTAAAACCTATAAGATTATTTTATCTTATGAAAACCTACAATTATATTATCAAGAAACTGATTGGTTCCCAAAACTAGTTTGCGATTTTGCAACTATTATCCAAGAAGACAGCTATACTGTAATCGTAACCAATTACAATAAGGTTATTCCGATTTTTAGCAAGATACAACTCGACTCCTATTTTATTGATGGTTTCAGAAGTTATCTTTTTGCTGATTTAATAAGTTTAAGATTTCAACAATTTATAACTTTCCTAACAAAAGTAAATAAGTTTTACATTAATGAAGCAGACATTGCACTACTAAAAACTATTTTATTAGATAACAACTATGATGAAATATTTACAGCACAAAATGTGCTCGAACCCATAAAAGAAAACGAGTTTCTTTTAGAAGCCAATGAAGATGACCTGAAATTTTGGAATAAAGAATTAGTTATCAGCTATTTTCCGAAACGAGATATTTCCCGAAAGGTAGATTTTTGGGTTCTCATTTATAGAATTATAATGAACATTCCAGTCCCAATACAATTCAATGAAATTAAAAAAAGAATTCAGCTCCTTAGCCAGAAAGGATTTAATACTAGGATACCGCTACCATACAGAGCTTTTAATAATAATCCGTGGTATCACATAATTGTAACCAGTGTGATTAATCCTATTTTAAAGAATAAGGTCATTTTAATAAGCAACTATTTGGCAAGTGGAGAAGGCAAAGGGATTGAGCAAATCCAAAGTTTGATAGATGATATTATTATATCTATATATATATCTTTTGATAAAACCACATTTGACAATCAACTATTGAATCTCTTTAGCTTCTTGAATATTACAGTTGAAAGTAATTTTTGGAATGATTATAGTATTACCAATTTCACTCCCTTTTTAAATAATCTGTCTGCACAAGAAATGTTGAAAAATATAAATTTACCAAATATTTTTGCTTATGGTATATATCGTATCTTAACACAGAAAAAAAGCATAATCCCCATATCTTGTAAGGTGTTTAGTGGTAACATATATACGGACGTTGAAGGCATCAGAATAAGAACTGAAATAGAAATAAAAGGGAAAATGTATGTCAAGGATGGTTTGATAATGGGTTGGGGAAGTTTTGGTGAAATTACACTACCCTGTAATGCAATATTATGTGAAAATGATAGCAATTACTTGCGAATAACTCAAAATAATAAAGTTATTATACCCAAACCTGAACTGGTAAAACTCTACAAGTTGGATATTGAATATAAAAATATAATTGATTTACCCCTCATTGACAAGAAAATTATTACAATTAATGGTACGCCATTCTTATCTAATAATTATAATTACTGGTACACACTAGAAGACAATCTAACAAAAATAAAATATACTTGGTGGACTTAATCTTCATCAATGTCAAAATTACCCTCCTCTTGGTCAATGTCTTTAATCATTTCCGCAAGGTCATTATCAACATTACTGTCAGGTTCACCATCAGTATCTTCATCAATATTTTGATATTCATCATCTAGTTTAGTATCAAAATTTGTTCTGTAGTTTTCTGCTACTAGTTGTTTATCAAAAAAGTTATCGTTTTGTAGATAGTAACTTTCAAATAATACGCTAATCAGGTTCATAATAAAATTAAACACAAATAAACGTAAATTATCATTGCTATTAAAATTCTGTTTTAAAAAAGTAATAAGTTCATTATTCCAATATTCTATCATTTGCTTGGAAGTTTCATCTTCAAGTAAAATTTCTTTATCAAAAATAAACTTGTCATCACTATCAATTTGGGTCAGCTTTACCTTCCCAATCTCAATAAATTCACTGTTCTTGAATATTTTCTCACATTTGATATCAAACTTATTTTCTGCTACTCTAATAGTTTCTTTAAGCAATGTCTGTATAGGGATTGTAGGGTCGTATTCATCTTCTAATGTAAGTATTTTATTTGGTACTTCACGTTTGAACACATTTGTATTAAAAAATCGAGAAAGTTTATACAAACACAATTTAGTTTGGTTTATGATTGATTTTAAGTTATTTTGTCGTTCAATAAAAAGTTGCCTCAATGAGAATTCTATCCCTTCTCTAACTACTTGTCCCGATATGCTTGGAGACTTTGTTAAACCATACAAATGATTTTCTATATCTTGACGAGAACCAATAGGATTTAGTCCACGAATGTAATCAACTACTTGGTTTCTTATATTGAACCTTTCAGATGTTATACCAAAATTGAGTATCTTATCTTGAATATTCATTTCTTTTATAAGGTAAATTGTGCTTCCTTTGTAAGAGCCGTAATTACCTTGAGTATCTTTGTAACCGAGTAAGTGATAATACTTTGAATTGAAATAGATTTTAATATCTTTATTTGCGGAGTCTTGATAATAAAGCACACTTTGTTTAAAGAACGACTCGAAGGGAATTGATTTCAATTCATTCCAATTAAATTTGATTGGTTTACTGCGTTTTAAACCCAGATTGTCAAAGTGTAAAACACCTTTTGTCGTCTCCCAATCTCTTGACTTGCTAAATTTTTCTAAAGTTACAATAAGTTTTTCCACAGAGCAATCTTGTAATTTTACATCAACGTCTGTTTTTAATTTAATCTGTTCAAGTCTGACATCTTGAACAGCTTTTATTTCTTTTCTATTTTCAAGAAGGTTTTTAAGATCTTCAAATTTTGAAAGTTTTTGCCTCTCTTTCAAATGATTAGATATGTGTTTGATACCAGATTGAAAAGTATTTAGTTTTCTCAAGTATTGATAATTGTATTCTACGATATCTCCAATTTTATGAACTTGAACTTGTGTATTAACCTTGGATGTTTTATATAGATTGTCTTTGATGCCTAACTGAATATTGGTTATTCTTTTTAGTAAAAGCTCGCTGTTGTAGATAGTGTATGCTTTGTGAAAAAACCTACTGGATATAATCTGATATAAATACGATTTTCCCTGCATTGGCTGCGCATTGATAAGCAGAATTGTATTCAATAAGTCAATAACACTTGTTATAATCATTTTAATGGCTAAAACCTTATTTTCCTTTTGCTCTTGATAAAGTCCGTATTCATTGAACATACAGGCAAAGACTGTTACCAGGTAACAAAAAACTGGGAAATCACTCATTGAACTCATCTCACCAATTGAATTATGAATAACTTGTAGTTTCTTAAAGTAGGAAATATTCTTATCATATAAATTAATATTACAAAGTTTATGATTATTTACCAAGGATATAATATTACTTTCTGTCAAGTCTAAAATAAGAATTAAGATAATATAAATAAGGATATTATGGTATTTAATAACCTTGTACTTATCCGTATCATCGCTCGATTTAAGCAAAATATTACTATCGAGTTTAAAAGCAAAAAGAAATGTCAAATTTTCTTCAATATTGAATTTCTCTCTTTCATAGATGGATACTTTTTGTTCACCCCTAAATTTGTTTGAGACTAATATATAATTAAATAGGTAAGTGTTATGAAGCAGAAGCATATCAATTATATCTTTAAGCAGCTGCTCTCTTTTGCGGGTATTACTTAGTTCTGCACCTGTAAGGTAGAACATATTCATAATTTTACTTATCTTGTCATCAATAAACTTATCTAATTGTTTCATTATTTTGTAGTATACTTGGTATTCTTGTTTTTCAAAGAGTGATGAACTATCAATCACATTTGTGATAATGTATTCACCTGTATACAAGTCGACTGAACCCTCCGACACATACTTATATATGTCTAACTGAGTTCCACAACTCTTACAGACTAAGATTTCATCTGCATTAACAATACAGTATTTTTTACTGAATTCAAAGAGATTTTGAGTAAATTCTTCTTTGTTAGCCAAAAGCATTTCAAGGACTAAAAAATGATTACAACGAATGTGTTTTTCTTCTATGATTGCTGTTTCATCCATTTTTTCTTCTCTTCTATTTATTTTTATACTCTTTCTTATTTTCTTAGGCAAAGAAATGATTGGTAATGATTTCAACTCTGTCAAGTCAATCTGATACTCTGTAAAATCCGGAGGTGTTTCAAATCGAGTTTCAAAGAAGAGCTGTTTATCTATCTGAACTTTATATTTTTTTTCGAGAATATCATAGTATTTCTTGAAGTGTTCAAAAATCTTGGATTGAATATTTTCGTATATTTTATCTATCAGATTAGCGATGTCTTGATTTTCTTTGAAAAGATAATAGGCATTGAATGGTTTCTGAGAAAATATTCTATCAATTGCTTCTTCAATCTGGCTCTTATCGATTTGAGTAAAATCTTTACCTTTCATTCGTTCTGCTCTTTGAATTCTGTTTGTAAATACAAAACCGTGTAAGTATATTTCTTCATTATTTCTCAGATTTCGTAGGGTAATTCTGTTTTTTTTATTTTCAAAGTAACAGGCCCTGAAACTTTGAGTAGGATTTTTTATAATTATCTGTTGATTATTTGACTGAAAGTCCATAAAGTTGTTGAGTTGAATGTTCAACAACTCTTCGTATAATGGTTTATTTTGCACATTAGATTTTATCCTATTGTAATCATCAAGAACTTTTTTAAGTAGCCGTATTTCATCAAAAAGGTTATACGTAATAGCATTTTCTTCTTTTTTTTGAGAATACCACAATTGGTTCTTCTCTGCGAGTGATTTATCTTTTGAAGCAGTAACTTTTTTAATTATTCCTTTTATTTTAAGATTATCTTTTTGTTGCATATCATCTATATCCTCAAGAGTTTTATTCTCTGCGGGTAAGTGATACCTATAAAACTCGTCTGTCACAAGAAAAATGAAACCATTATTAACAAGAAAGTCTAGCTTTTCTAGGAAATTCATCGGGATTTCTTTCGTGTTAATCTCTCTTAAAAACTGTATAAATTCTTGTGGTAGGTCTTTAAAATCTTGTTTTAGGAAGTGTTCTCTTAAGTGCGACACATCCACTTGGTTATAGTCACCAATATAGACATCTATGTACTTATAGTCTGCTGATAAAATTTCTTTCTCAAAAATTTCTGTTAGAACCCATTTTTCACCATTTAAGTACAGTTCTGTTATCATAAGAAGTTTAACAAGATTGTGTCTGCTGCTCGCACTTTTCATTTTGATTATTTCTTTCATTTTATCGCTCTGTGTCTCAAAAAATTTTAGAGAATTATAAAACTCTTTTTCAGGCAGGTTTTTCAGTTGGTCTTTTTTAACAGAACTCATAAACTCAAGCTGTATGCACATTTTCTTAATCTGAAGGATGCCACTATTAACTTTTGGGTTAAAGTAAGTTTCCAAATAGTTGTTGTGTGTGAAAACGAGCAGATTTATGAATTCCTGATCTTTTTTTGCATAGAAATTAATACCTATAAAAATAAATAAGTAAATGTACAAATACCTATAATAAATAACATACAGCTTATGTAAAAAATTAGGATTAGATACTGAAATTTTATTGTCATATAGCATCTTTTTTATGGTTTCTTCGATGTTGACCTCCTTTTTAATGTTTTCAATAATTATGCTGATATCTTGGTTTTTATTTATTACTAATTTTGTATTAGTTAAATATGTATAAGCATCATTTAGTAAATTATCTAATAATTGGTCTAGATAGTTTAATATCATATTTATAGGTTATAAAAAATAATTTGTATAAAGGCTTAAACCTTTGTTATTGTATAATTACAATATGAATATTATAAATATTATATCTAACTCTACAAATTATGATGCACTCAAGGAGAACCTCAAGACTACATCTATTCAGTTCAAGGAAGATGGTGATAGTGATTTAGCAATTTTGTTCAGTCCTTTTACACTACAAAATTCCGAGCTATCTGAAGAAGAAAAAGAATGTAGAAGTATTATCATAAATAAGAATACATTAGAAATTGTTGCTTACACACAACCGAAGATATTGTATAACGATTATTTAGTCATTGCGGACTCGGAAATTCGTAAGGAGAAACGAATTATCACGGAATGCTTTGAGGGAACCACATTGACAATGTTTAATTATAAGGATGAATGGTTTCTATCAACAAGGAAGTGCGTGAATGCTAAGAACTCAGTATGGAAGAGCACCAAGTCACACCTCGAGTTAGCTAAAGAGTGTATTGATCATAAGTGGGATGAGTTTTGTAAGATGCACGATAAAAACAAAGTATATCTTTATGTGCTTATTCACCACGAAAACGTACATTTGATAGACTATTCTGATGTTTTTGGTAGTGATTATAAGAAACTTATGCTTATTATGACAAGAGACAAGGCCGATAATCTTCCTACTTACAGATACGATTATGATGGCAATCTTTATCCTTGGGAAACATTTTATATTTCTACTACCTTATGCGACTTACTAGTGTATCCTAAATTTTACTCCACTTACGCTTGTCTAGATGAGTATAACAGAATTGAGGAAAATTCAGACAGCATTACTAAAATCAGACACGAAGGTATTCTTGTGAGCACAGAAACGGACAAACACATTAAATTACATACTAATAGTTACAAGGTTTACAATGAAACCACAGACAACCACTATCAGCCACTCACTAATATTTTTTATATTTCATTGTATCAAAAGAATAAGTTGGATGTATACTTGAATACATTTAGTAAGGAAATGTACTTCACAGCCAGTGATAAGAACATTTATTTGGTAAAAGGTCTGATTGATTGTTTATTCAAAGTATTGACATCTGAAATTTTGATTTTATTCAAACTACTCTGGGACATTAAGACAGGACAGCAACAGGATAAGTACAAAGACTTATATCTATCTCTAACAAGTGAATACAAAAAGATATTTTATCATCTGAGGGGTATATACTTTAGTAAACGAACCATTACAAGTGTCCCAAACAAATACATAACTGTAAAAACAGTATACGAACTTTTAAAGAGCTACGACCCACTCCTTCTTTGTCAGATTGTTAAAGATAGAAAAGAAATGATTAATTATAATAGTCTCTTTAAGACGACATTGATTGAAAATAATAGGAATGAATTTATTGAAAAGCCATTACAGTTTATACGGTATGCAGAGGAATTTATTGAGAAAGACGTGAGCGTGACAGTATCAAATTGAAAAGCGTGACAGTATCAAATTGAAAAGCGTGACAGTATCAAATTGAAAAGCGTGACAGTATCAAATTGAAAAGCGTGACAGTATCAAATTGAAAAGCGTGACAGTA